TACTAAGTGATTGTAAGATTGATTCCACACTGGCTAGATCTTGACGAGTAGCTGTTTTGTTCAGTAGTAGTTTGGCAACTTGATCTGGGTTGTTTGATATTAGTTCGTTAGTAGTACGGTCAGCAATGCCGGCATTTTGATTTAATTTGTAGCCTAAACTCTTGGCGATGCTATTCATTAATACATTGCGTTCACGGCCTTTATGCTTGCTATCAGTAGGCATGGCGCCAAGCACAAACTTTGACCATGGAACATCTTTCATAAACATAAAGTCTGTTTGTACATAGCCACGATCTGGGCGACCGTCTATAGGTGTTTTAAAATGCACAGCACTACCAGACTTACGAACATAGTCTTCGGGTTTAAATCCGTTGGCCACAGCCCATGATTTGAGCCTATGTTCTAATTGTTCTTTGCTAACTCGGGTGGCATCTACAGCAATATCTAAGTCACCGCTGGTATCTTTAATGCCAGTTGATCCAAGAGTATTATTTTGTAAATCTAATCCAGGAAGCATTTCTTCGAGCCAGGCCAGGGTGGGCTTAACATCAGTTTGATTAATGCGCTGTGTTAAGGCTTGCCCATCATTGTTCTTGAATACATTGCCACCTTCTAGTAAGTTCATTGTATACCCATGGCCTTGACAATAGATGGTGGCATTGGTTTGCCAGTTTTACTATCAATGTAGCCTCGACCTTTATTAACATATACTTGTGCTTTAGGACCAGAGCCAAGAGTGATTGGTGGATATTGTGTTGCTGCGGCAGGTGCTGGTTGCACTGGACGAGGAACAGATTTTATAGTAGCACTGGATTGTGCTGTTGCAGCGGACTGCGGTGCGGGTGCAACTTGTGATGCAGATGTGCCACCAGGACGAGCTGTTCCTACTCTTTGTAACATTGCTTGTTGATATTGCTGAGGGGTACGGCCTGGATATTGATTTTGTAATTTTCTAAATTCAATGTCCCACTTCTGCTGGGCACCCATAGGTTCTGTGCGTGGATTAGGATTTCGTTCACTGGCAGTATGTACTACTCCTGTTGCAGTTGGGGTAATTGTTCCTCGAGTGCTAGACTGTGTTGGTCCCGCAGGAGTTGTTTGTGCTTGTGGTGCTAGTTGTTGAGCCATTTGCCCGAATGCATTAGCACCTGGATTAGGGTTAGTAGTCGCTGGTGCAAGAGTTTTTGGTGCAGTAGCAACTTTGTTTGCTGCAACTGTGTTTGCCTTCATAGTATTTAATGCATTAGCCGATTGTTGTTGATGCTGTGCTTGTTGTGCCGATAGTGCATCTTGTTTTGCTTTGGCCGCGGGATCAGTCGGTAATTCGGTACCGACTCTAGGAGACGCAGGAGGTGTTCCGTAGTTAAATCGAGTCGGTCTAGCTGTGGCCATAATCTTTTTAGGATTAAGTGGTTGCCACTCTGCTTCTCTAAGAGTTATTTCATGAATTTGCATCAGTTTTCCTTACAGTGCGTGTAAACTTACCTGGATCTCTGAGTTTGATTGCGTTGATTAATTTGCGTTGTAGATTATCAGCTTGCTCGGGTGTATAACTAGAATCAATCTGCTCTAGTAAGCGTATAGCACTAGCAATAATGTTAGAAGCACGATTTTCTATGACATGGCGGCTATCGCGCTCGGCATATAGTGTTTCTAATTCTTCTAAAATACTACGGGTTTTCTTTTGCATTTTGGGCCCAGAACCTTTTTATTATTTATTAGTTTTGGCCGCAGTTATCGTTACAAATAACTAACCGACCATGCTCAAATGTGGGTATATCCCAGGACTGTTCAATTTGATTAAACCATTCAATACATTCTTCTAAACTATGGGTTAACGCATTATTTTTGTTAATCAAAGGAACTAACTGTGAATTGGCTGCTTCATAATATTGCCCTTTACCGTAAGATTTAGGATAAGCTCCAGTAAAACAACATGGACTAACTTCGCCATTTGCACTAATATATATAGATTTATTATTTTTTGCTATGCAATTAATAGTTTTCGACGGCGTTCGTTCTTTAGTTATATCTTCAACCATAACTTGATCCGTTTTTTTCTTGTAGAATAAAACTTCAAAGTTTTTTTCACCGGTATAATTTCCTAGAACATGCATAAGTTTTCCGTGTTTATTAAATACCGGAGCGGTATCTCTTCCGCCCAATACTAGATTAAAATCAATAAACCCTAATGTTTTACTCATTTGACGACATTGGTCAATTTGATGACGATTATGATCAAATTGTATCATTTTCCAAACAGCTTTCCCGCCCGCGTTGATGAATATGTTGGCATTTTTAATTATTGTTTTCCAACTGGTATTTTGCCTATATAAATGATGAGTGTCGCTAAGTCCGTCTAAACAAAAACTCACAGTTGCTCCACTGTGTGCTAACCGTGTCCAAAATATTTGATCTTTTGCGCTTCCGTTCGTACTAATTTTAATAGTTAATTTAGGATTTTGTTTTAAAAAATAATCTACAATGTCGGGGCCTTCTGGATTCATCACAATGTCGCCAAAATTACCATTTATATAGATACCAGTTAATTGTTTTAAAAAATCTGGTTGAAATATTTTTTGTGCTTGTTCTAAAGAAAGATTAGTTTCAGGATATCCTCCATTATAAGGATATCCCCAAAATGTTCTAAGACAGCACGGGCACATGGCGTTACATAGACTAGAGATTTCTAGATGAACATGTTTAATGCTATTAAACGATATCATATAAATGTATTATAATACTTCATGATTGTTTAATCTGCCCCAACAGTTGTTTTAGTTTAGCACTTTGTACATCGGCTGTAATTTTGCTAGTATCGTCACGCTCAGATAGATTGATTGATTCAGTTCCGTTGATCATTGTACTTTTAGCTTTAATTGAATCTAACAGGTTTCCGCCCGGCCGTTTAAAATTAGATTGTTCTTCTTCGCCGGGATCAGTTATACGCATAGTTTCAATATTATAGTCTAGGTCAATTTTCATGCCCACACCTGTACTAGATCGAGATTTCATACACTGAATTTGATACTTGCCACGCTCACGCATTGCCCTGCTAGTAAAAATACCAAACACATTATCAGCAGTATTAATCTTACTAATACCACCTGATATATGACTATGGTCAAATTCAATTTCTTCTACTGCACTACGATTTAACTGCGACGCTGTAACAAACAACACATTAAGTTCTTTGGCCAAGTTACGCAGTTCCTCACTTACATATTTGTCCTTAACAAACAAGTCGTTAGGACTAACCTTGGCACTAACTGGCATCAACAGGTCTAGATAATCACACATAACAAAATCTACTTTAAGTCCTGTTTGTACCTGCACTTCTTTAATATAACTACGAATATCATTAATGTTACTTTGTGCTGGCAATGCTTTGATACGATACTGTCCGGCTTTCTTTGACACCAACTTAACTTTAAGTTCAGTTTGATCAATATCTTTACGAATTTCTTTGGTACTCATTCCAGACAACATAGCATCAGTTCTTAATGCACACAGTTCTTCTGAAAGCTCTAAACTAATGTAAACTCCACTTAATCCTGCTTGTAACCAGCCCAATGCTATATTCATCATAACAAGCGATTTACCAGAACCAGAACCTCCGGCAAAAATGTTAAGCTCGCCGCGGCTAAATCCACCATACAAGATTTTGTCCATCTGTGGCCAACCTGTGCTTACTTGCCCGCCAGAATTAAAGTATTTGTCAATACGAAATCTTGGATCTGCAAAGTAGTCTGTACCCATATCTTTAGTTAAACTAATTTGTACTGCATCTTTGATTAGTTTTTCCACTGGGTCGTAATCTCCCTTTTCTAGCAAATCTGCTGACTTTAAAATTGCTCGTTCTAGTTCTTGTCTGCGTGTAAACCCTTCAAACTCCGACATAAACCACTCAAAGTGTCCTTCGTTTAGTTCTGGAATATGATTTAATTTAATACCCGTTGCGGCCGTAATCTGTTCTGGCGCAGGTAATGTTTTATGTTCGTCGCTGTGCTTGGCAATAAACTCGGCCGCTGGTCTAAGACTGCGATCAAAGTTTTCTGGATTGTAAATGTTCTGTACACGCACATACGACTCTGCGTCTTGCAACATCATTTCTAAGAATAGTTTTTGGACATCAAGCCCGTAATCTTTTAACAAGTTGTTTCTTCCTTAGTTCTATTTTAATTTTACTAGTTTCTTTAGCTTGCACGATACTTATCAGTGCACCTAGCTTGCCCAAACGAATTACCGCATCATTGACATCTTTGATACCGTTGGGCCACTCAGGGATACTTACTGCCCACCCTAATTCTACTGCATGATCTACTAACTTCATACCGGCTTTGTCTTGATCCGGAACTACAATAACTTCTCTACCCAGACTGCGTATTAGCCTAACCTGTGCATCGTTAATCTCTGCGTGTAATACTGCAAGTCCATTAATGCTGAGTGCATCAAAGACCCCTTCTACTACAATAGCAAACTGCCAGTCTGCTCCTTGCAGATCTGTGCCAAATACATAACCCGGTTGTATGTCTTGAATATACCTTGGTGTGCGATCATCAAGGAATCTTGTAGTATGCCCTACTACCTGATTATTGTGCGTAAACGGAATTACAATACCATTGCGTGGCATAGTCTTAAACAAGAACGGATAGTCCACAGGTATACTACGCTTTTGTAAATATTCTGTGGCTGTGTCAGTTAGTAGCTGTGTGTCTGCTGGTAAATCTCTTTCTTCAAATTCAATGCCTTGTAGTCGGTTTACTATTTCCTGGCGTTCGCCGAGTAACCCTTCAATTGATTTATGCTTTAAACTTTCAAGATTTATACGCTCAATTTCTTCTTGTGGTACATTTAACCATTCAAGTAACTTACGAGCTTTATAAGTTAGGGTACGGCCTAGAACAAAACTAGCAGTATATCCACAATTGAAGCATGAATAACTCCATCCATTATCCGATATTTTTAGGCCACCGCGGCCTCTCTTATCTTGTGTATCTCCACGATGTATACAACAAATAGCATTTCCAGACAGCCAGCCAGAGGATGTTTGCTTAATCTTTCGCCCTTGTCTCCAGTAAGTTTCAACTGTCTGATTTATCAATTCTTGTTGCTTTCCAATTATTAGTATTTTTTCTGATCACAATACTGTCTTGTTTATTATAGCATAATTTTGTGTCAAAAACAATAGTTAATGGTAAGAAATTTGGTGTTCTAATAAAAGTTTTTGTAGTGTAATCTCTAAAATATTTGATGGTAGTTTAGTAATTAAATTTTGATTATGTAACACTATAGGAATTATGGCCTTTAAAATTTTATGTTGATCTTGAGTGCATAACCATTTAACTTGTTCTAATGCCAAACTCCATCTTTTTTCTGGATCTGGTTCCGAGTCATAACTTTCATCAATAATATTGTCAAATGTTTTAAACCCAAGTTTTTTTAAATTTTTTAAATAATACTGCCCTGAAATAACAACAAATAACCTAGATGCTATAATAGGTTTAGCTATTTTTTCCGTAAAAAAACTTCCGCGATTATCTACAGTCGTTTCGCATATTAAACTAAATGCCGATTGTTGATAAATTTTAAATGGCATAACCTGAGATATGTTCATCTCAATTCCACGATACGTACAAATATAATCTTTATTTGCGCTTGGGATCATTTCGTCTTCCCAAAAGGTCGAATCGTCAAGGTTATATGTAAAATTAAAGGCGTTGTGTTTTTTTTCTAAAAAATATGGTGTTTGTAAAAAGTAAGGCGTAAGATTATTTTCTAATATCCAATTTGCTACATAGGTACGGTGGTCTCTTTTTTTCCCATACATTATTTCAAAATAATAAGATTTTTTTTGATATGGTGCAAGTTTGTCTATAATTACAGATTGCAGTTCAATTTGCCAGTCATTTGAAACTGTTGCCATGTGCGGAGTAACAT